AAATATATACTATTAGGGAGTACACACATAAGGGCACACGCCTAATACGCACATACATAGTGCCTACGCGTGAGAATGTTGCGCCGTTGCGGAAGGAAAGGAGTGTTTTTATGGGGTGGCAAAGTACAACAAAGACCGATCCAGAACGCCAGGTTGAAAAATACTTGACTGATCGTATCAGCAACCTCGGAGGTCTTGCATGGAAATTCACATCACCTGGTACAGCGGGTGTGCCGGATAGGATCGTAATCATGAATGGACAGATCTGTTTCGTAGAACTGAAGCGACCAACAGGTGGGAGAATTTCGGATATGCAGAAGTGGCGCATCAATCAATTACGTAGACAGGGCATGAAGGCGTATGTATTGCGAAACAAAGAACAGATCGACTACCTGATAAGTCACATGATGCGTGGAGAATTGCCGGAATGAGATATCATCCGCATGAGTATCAGCGTAAAGCTATCCAGTGGGTACTTGATAAACCAAAATCAGGACTGTTCCTTCCAATGGGGATGGGAAAAACAAGTGTCACGTTATCAGCAATCAACGAGCTCATATACGATTATTTCAGCGTTAAGAAGGTTCTCATCATTGCACCGATAAGGGTGGCGCAGTCTACTTGGCCGGACGAGATCAGTAAGTGGGAAGATATGCGGCATTTGACGTACGCCCGTGTGCTGGGAAGCAGACAGCAAAGACTGAAGGCATTGAAGCAGGAAGTTGACATCTATTTGATCAATCGGGAAAACGTATCATGGCTGGTGGAAGTGGTCGGGCGTGATTGGCCATTCGACATGGTAGTGGTTGATGAATTGTCCAGTTTCAAGAATCCTCAAGCCCAGCGATTCAAAGCTTTGAGGAAGGTAATGCCTTTAGTAGACCGCTTCATAGGCTTAACCGGAACACCTGCACCGAAAGGTCTGCCTGATCTTTGGCCACAGCTGTATCTGATGGATCAGGGGAAACGACTTGGCCGTACATTGTCTACATTCAGAAGCCGGTATCTGATGCCTGGGAGAAGAAACGGACATGTGATCTATGAATGGCTACTGCAGGAAGGTGCAAAACGACGAATCTATGATGCCATTGGAGATATCTGTATGAGCTTAAAAGCTGAAGACTGGCTGAAACTACCGGACTGTCAATATCTCACTCAGGAGGTCGTATTGAGTAAACAAGCGATGCAGCAGTACCACAGATTCAAACGTGAAAAGATTCTGGAAATCTGTGAGGACGGAGTGATAACCGCAGCTAATGCTGGCGTGGTCACCAACAAGCTGTTGCAGTTCACTGCAGGCGCTGTGTACGACGAAGCCCATAAAGTGAGACAGATACATACGGCGAAGCTAGAGGCCTTAGAGGATCTTCTGGAAGCTGCAAACGGCCAGCCTGTCATGGTGTTCTATTACTTCAGACATGACTATGAACGTATCACCGAACACTTCCCTGATGACAATATCCGCACTATCGAAGATCAGCAGGATGTAGCAGACTGGAACGACGGGAAGATCGATATGCTGCTCGTACACCCTGCATCTGTCGGTCACGGTTTGAACCTGCAGCATGGAGGATCCATCATCATCTGGTACACGCTGCCTAATTGGAATCTGGAGCTGTATCTGCAGGCCAATGCAAGACTACACAGGCAGGGTCAGACAGAGACGGTAAGAATCTACCATTTGGTTGCAAAAGGGACGGTGGATGAGGATATGATGAAGTCTTTAGAGCAGAAAGATGTATCACAAAAAGCGCTGATTGAGGCGCTGAAAAGATAGGAGTTAAGAAAAATGACAACAAAGCAACAGGCAGCAGAAGCATTTGAACGATATTTGGAAACCGGTAATCTTGAATATGCAAAGGTCGTTGCTGATTATCTGTCATGCAACAAGGAGGAAGAAGATGAAGTGCAGTGAGTGTAAACATCTGATTGCAGGCATATCCCAGCATAACAATTCACGTAGTAACTGGTGGTGCGCTATTGCTAGAACTGTGTGTGAACCACACAGAAGAATAGCACAGGCGAAAGGTAATGTTATACCGACAAAGACATCACCTCGCTGGTGTCCATTGAAAGGAGGTAAACAACATGGGATGTAAATGCGCTAAGTATTATGATCCTGATGAAGGAAGATATTACTGTGAAGTGACCGGTGATCAGTGCATGTACTTAATGCCAGACAGTAAAAGATGTGCCGCAGATTATGGTGAAGGGCCTGATGTGCAAATGGAGACAGAAGATGAAGAATGCTGAAAAGTATGCCAAACAGATTGCAGGAATACTGGCTGATTCTGCAATCTGTCCAGTTACGGATTTGATTTCATCACAGAGTCCTGATGATTGGCCTGTGTGTACAAACTGTGTACTTGAAGGTGTCTGCGCTAATGCACAAAAATTAGAGGAGTGGCTCCTTCAGGAGGTTTCCTCATGAGGCCGGAGCATCACCAGGGGTACATACTGCTGCGTAACAAAGAACGACCTGTAGCAGTGACTGTGGATTGTGCCTGGTTCATGTCACTGCCTAAAAAGGTGAAGCAGTATTATCAGCTGAATTGGAATGTCGTATTGATCAGAGGTTGAAAATAGAAAGGTGGATCAGGATGATCGAAATCAAAGAAGTAAAAGAAGTAAAAGAAGAAGACGTACTGAGTATCAAAGAAAATCATGTGTTGAGCTGTTTCACGGATTACCTGTATCATAAGCATGCCTCAGATCTTATCCAGGAGGAACTGGTCAACATAGCTGCTGAGCTTTCATCCGGATCTACTTCAACCAGCATCATCAGAGTATCGAAGGACAAGGGCAGCTGCACACCTTGGGAGAATGAACTGCTGGCAAGGGAACACGAGCTGATCCAGGAGCAGGATAAGCATGAAGAGGCTATGGAGGTCGTACATAAGTGGCTTGCAAAAATTAAAAATCCAGATCACAAGAATATCATTGTGGAGTATCTGATAAACAACAGGGGTGAAAATGTTGAGATGGTTGCTGACTTATGCTCCACTTCTCCAAGCAATGTATATAAAGCGACTAAGAGGTTGATTAAGAACTTTGCAAGGAGAATTTCTTAAAATGTCCAATCATTTCCATGTCAAGTGTGTTATCATGATAGCATGGATATAGCAGGGAGGTAGAACTTCCTGCTTTGACCAAAAGGAAATAGCGGTAAGGGTTCCTAAGCGGACTTACCAGCGTAAAGCGTCTGAAAAGGGCGCTTTTAATTTGATATGGCATACAGTGTGTATAAATGTGTATGAAAATATTGACATGCGCATTAGTACGTATTATAATATAGACATGAAGGGAGGTCATACGATGCCGATGACTTCAAAGCAGATGGTCAAACTGCTTAAACAAAACGGTTTTATTGAGATACGACAGGCAGGTTCTCATAAAATATTCAATAATCCTGTAACCAATAAAAGCGTCGTTGTTCCTTTTCATGCAAAAGATTTACCAAAAGGCACTGAAAGGAATATTCTAAAACAGGCGGGGCTGTTATAGCCCCTGTCCTGAAATAGAGTATACCGAAAGAAATTAATAAAAGGAGGAAATGATTATGAAGTTGATTTATCCAGCTTTGTTTGAAAAAGAAGATGATCGCTACAATGTTACGTTTCCAGATTTGCCAGAAGCTATCACATGTGGAGACACATTAGAGCAAGCGATTGAGATGGCCAAGGAATGTTTAGGTCTTTGTTTGGATGTGAGAAAAGAAAACAAAGAAGAACTTCCTGTGATGAGTGATCCATCTACAATCGACTGTGCTACCGGAATGTTTGTTATGATGATTGAATTTGATTCCATCGAATTCAATAAACGTTATAATAAAAAAGCGATAAGGAAAAATGTTACGATTCCAGCTTGGCTTAATGAATTAGCTGAGGAAAAAAATGTAAACTTTTCAAATGTACTGCAAAATGCGTTAATGAAGAAACTAAATATTTAAGATTAAAAATCTAGAGAGCACCCAATGAGGTGCTTTTCTTTTCCCCAGAAAGGAGCATGATAAGATGCCGAAGAAACCGGATGAACGGATAGAACCAGCCAAGCAGATGTATCTTGACGGTATGAAATTGATCGATATAGCAAAGCAGCTGGATCTGCCAGAAGGGACTGTTCGGCGTTGGAAGTCCACTCACAAATGGGATAGCGAGCGTTCGGATAAAAAGGATGCGAACGTTCGGAAAAAACGAGGAGGCCAGCCAGGCAATAAGAATGCCACTGGACCACCCAGAAATCAACATGCCCGTAAGCACGGGCTTTTTTCAAAGTGGCTGCCTGAAGAAATCAATGAGATCATTGGAGAGATACCGGAGAATCCTCTCGATATCCTGTGGCATAACATTCAGCTGCAGTACGCAAATATTATCCACTCCCAGCAGATCCTTTATGTGAAAGACAAGGACGATAAGACAGAAGAAACGACGTTCTCCGGCGAAAAGGGAGAAGGGTATGAAATCCAGCAAGCTTGGGACAAACAGGCAGGCAACATGAGTGCTCTAAGCAGGTCTATGAAGACACTGATGTCGATGATCAAGGAATACGACGAGCTGCTGCATAAGAACTGGGACACTGCCAGTGAGATTCAGAAAGCACAGCTTGCACAGATACAGGCACAGACGGATAAGCTTACGGGTAATAACGCTGAGATTGAAGACCTGGAAGAAACGGACGATATGATCTATGGCGAAGATAACAAAGAAAAAAACGATACGGTATAGATTCGGCCAAAAGCATATCGACTACATCCGGAAGTGTGCTCAGTGTACGATCAATGTAGCTGAAGGTGCTGTACGTGCCGGTAAGACTGTCGATAACGTATATGCGTTCGCTCATGAACTGCGCTTCACGAAAGACCGCATCCATCTGGCCACTGGTTCTACAGTAGCCAACGCGAAACTGAATATCGGTGACGCCAATGGCTTCGGCTTGGAATACATCTACCGCGGACAATCGCACTGGGGGAAATACAAGGACAATGACTGTCTGTATATCAAAGGACCCGCAACAGGATATAGACAACGTATCGTGATCTTTGCCGGTGCGGCCAAGGCAGACAGCTTTAAGAAGATACGTGGAAACTCATATGGCATGTGGATCGCAACTGAGATCAACCTGCATCATGAGAATACGATCCGTGAGGCATTCAACCGGCAGCTGGCTGCTGACAAGCGTAAGATATTCTGGGACCTCAATCCAGACAACCCAAAGGCTAAGATCTATACAGACTACATCGACAAATATGCGAAACAGGAAGAAGAAGGTACGCTGATCGGTGGCTACAACTATCAGCACTTCACGATATTCGACAACGTAACTGTAACAAAAGAACGTTTTCAGGAGATCATGGCACAGTATGATAAGAACAGCATCTGGTACCAACGTGATATCCTTGGAAAGCGTATGATCGCGGAGGGACTTATCTATCGTGCATTCGCTGATGCCGTACTATCTGAAGCTGAAACAGGTGAGAACCGGTTCAAGCGTAAGGAAAAACCGAAGAACCTCATGGAGATCATCATCGGTGTGGACTTCGGAGGCAACGGTTCCGGTCATGCGTTCGTTGCGACTGGCATTACCAGAGGATATCAGGAGATCATTCCACTGGCTTCGGAATGGCATGATTGCAGCAAGAAAGATATCGATCCGGACAAGCTGGGGCAGCTATTCATTGACTTCTGCCTGAAGGTACTGAACATGTATGGTAATATCACACATGTCTATTGTGACAGCGCAGAACAGACATTGATCAATGGACTGAAAAGTGCAGCTAGAAAGAACGGACTCGGCTGGCTGCGTATCGACGACGCATTGAAAGAAGTAATAACGGAGCGTATCCGCCTCACCAATAGGATGATGGCGCAGATGCGCTTTTCTTATATGCCAGAGATGTGTGACACACTGGTATCTGCATTATGCACCGCTATCTGGAATCCTAAGGAGATCACAGTGGATGAGCGGCTGGATGATGGGACCAGCGATATAGATACCCTGGATGCATTTGAATATACGATCGAACGGTATATCAAGAAGTTCATCCGGTATGAGTAGGAGGTGATGGAATGAATTTCACAAGGATGATGAGCCTTATTGCAAAAGAACTGAACAAGACTTCAGAAACGCAGGTAGATATGGCTCTAACTATGAAGATGGCTACACAGATAGAGCTTTGGTCTAAGATGTTCCAAAACAAAGCCTTCTGGTTGAATAGAAATGTGAAGAGCTGCAACCTGCCCGCAGCCATCGCTTCCGAGATTGCAAGGCTGGTCACTCTGGAATTGAAATCAGAGATATCCGGAAGTCCTAGAGCGGAGTATCTACAGAAGCCCTATGCAAAGATGCTGAAGGACATCCGAAGGTACGTTGAATACGGATGTGCAAAGGGCGGACTGGTATTCAAACCGTATGTGACAGAACAGGGGATCAGTATCCAATTCATCCAGGCTGACGCATTCTTTCCTGTATCGTTTGACGACTCGGGAAATATCACAAGGTGCGTGTTCGCAGAACAGATGCGGAAAGGCCAGTCGATCTTCACTAGGCTGGAAGACCATGAATTGAAAGGTGACAAGCTGTGTATCACGAATCACGCATACCGTAGCACGACTGATGCAACGCTTGGGACGGAGATACCGGTTCAAAGTGTTCAGGAATGGTCGCGGCTGGAATATGAAGTGATATTCTCCGGTGTTGCGAAAGTACCCTTCGGTTATTTTAAGGTACCATTGGCCAACGCTGATGATACAGACAGTCCACTTGGATGCTCAGTATATTCCCGTGCAGTCGATCTGATACGTGAAGCAGACGTACGCTACAGTCAGATCAGCTGGGAGTATGAAGCAAAGGAAGCTGCTGTCCACATCGGAGAAAGTATGCTGCAGGATGACCCAAACGATAAGAGCAAGAAACTGTATCCACATGGGAAAGACAGACTTTATCGCCCATTGACATTCGATGTCGGAGCAAGAGATAAACCGCTGATGGATACTTTCAGTCCGGACATACGCTCTGATCCACTGTTCAAAGGCTTCAATGCGCAGCTGAAGCTCATAGAGTTTAACTGCAGCCTTGCTTATGGTACGATCAGTGATCCGCAGAATGTGGATAAGACTGCAGAAGAGATCAAAAGCAGTAAGCAGAGGTCCTATACTCTGGTGTCTGACACACAGATGGCACTACAGGATGCCTTGACAGATCTGATCGATGCGATAGACTTCTACTGCAGTATCTATAATCTGTGCCCTTACGGTAGCTTTGACGTATCATTTGATTGGGATGACAGTATCGTGGTCGATGCTGAGAAGGAACGTCTACAGGACATGCAGGAGGTACGTGAGGGGCTGATGCCGAAATGGAAATACAAGGTGAAGTGGCAGGGGCTGACGGAAAAGCAGGCGAAAGCTGAACTGGCTGCTGAAGAATCGCAGGGTATCGACTTTCCCGGTGATGAATAATGCTCAATCCTAGATATCTGAGGGATGTACCGGAGGGGATCGCTGAGTATTTCGACGAACTGGAAACACGTATGCTGAAAGACATTGCTAGAAGGATCTCACAGAATGATTACATGATGACCAGTACAGCTGAATATCAGATGCATAAACTGGAGGAGCTCGGTGTTTCGATGTCCGAGATAGAACAGGCGATATCGGAAGTTCTGAACATCACAGATACGAAAGTGAAGGAGATCATACACGATTCCTCTTATCGGTCTGTGCAGAAAGATAATGATATGGCTAAAGCAGCAGGGATAGAACCTCCGCATCCAGATCTGACACAAGCTATTCTGAATGGTATCCGCTCTACGAATACAGAAATACGTAACATCTGCAATTCGATGGCATCTGCAGCTAACATGGCATTTGAGCACGCTTTGGATCAGGCATATCTTTCTGTATCCTCCGGAGCGTTTTCCTTCGCAGATGCAGTGAAAACAGCAGTCAACGATCTAGGAAAGAACGGAATCCGATGGATAGATTATCCAACCGGCGCACATAGAAGAGCTGATAGTGCCATACGCAATGCATTGCGGACAGGTGTCAATCAGACCGCGGCCAGATGCCAGGAGCAGAACCTGGATGAGATGGATTGCAATCTGGTGGAAACGACTTCCCATATGGGAGCAAGACCGGAACATGCGAAATGGCAGGGGATGCTGTTCTGGCGGAAAACACCAGTTGACGGTCTGCAGAATTTTTATGAAGCTACCGGATACGGAACCGGTGCTGGACTATGCGGGTGGAATTGTCGGCATAACTTCTTTCCGAATTTCGATGGTGAATTATCCTTTGAACACTATGATGAGGAAGCCAACGCAAAGCAGTACGAGCTAGATCAGGAACAGCGTTATAACGAGAGGAAGATCCGTGAATGGAAGCGCAGGCAGGCTGTAAATAAGGCTGGTGGCGTGGACAACACCAGAGAAGCAAGGAAAGTCAGTGAATGGCAGAAACGTCAGGCAGACTTCCTGAAAGCACATCCGGATATGAAGCGGAATTACGCTAGAGAGATGATCGAGGATGTAAGATTGCAGCGGAGTACGAAGCTAAAAGAATTTTATGCAACTGATGATAAAAGTGTTAAAATGAAGATAAGGGAAGATGAATCAGCAATATCTAAAAATCAATTTGAATCAGCGATAGCATACGATCAAAAGGGAAATGTCATCTTCAAAAAAGATGGAGAAAAACACGAAGTTGAATTCACTATAGAGGAATTGAATAAAATGAAAGGGGCGATAGTAACACATAATCATCCTCAAAATACGACATTCTCTCCACATGACATCTATATGTTGAAGGATTGGGAGCTACAAGAACTGCGTGCTGCTATCAATAAAGGTTCTTATGTTCTTCGTAATAATGATAAAATCACTCAGCTTCCTGATTTCAAGGTGTTTCAGAAGGAGCATGAGCAGCTCTATTTGAAATATCTTAAGGCATATAAAAATAAATATCCAGACTGGAAAGACGATAAAAATAGAATGGATAGAGTTGTACAGAATAATGTTATGAACCGTCTTGCAAAGAAATACGGATTGCTTTATTCGTTTGAGGAGGATGCGGAATGATTTGGACAGATAAAAAAGGTGTAAGGCATAGCGATTATCATGTCTCTTGTGTAACATGTGCAATTTGCATGGATTGTAAACATTTCAAAGAAATGGGAAATATGAAGCCTATATGTTCTGCCTTCCCGCAAGGTATTCCGGAAGCTGTATGGACCGGGACTTTACTACACACTATACCAGTAAAGGGTGATCATGGATTTCAATATGAGAAAGTAGAAATAGAGGACACAGATTTACCGGAATTATTATACGATGAAGATTAGCACTCATAGCGGGTGCTTTTTTAATACCTGGAAGAGGGTGAGATAATGTGTAAACATGCATATAACACGAAGCAGCGTATCTATTATGATAAAGGATGCAGGGTCATACGGGAATATGATACCTGCATTTTTTGTGGCCGCAAGACAGAAGAACGTCTCAGCTATATGAATGATCCACCGAAACGGAAGCTGCCCTATTTCGGATCGCATATACTCTGACCTGAGCATGTCGTCTAAACTGTTCACACTCAATTGCAAGAGACTAAAATGCATAGATCATGCGGGAACCGACCCGAGAAAAAGGAGATTGAACAATGGAACTATTAGATTTGATCAAAGATTTTGGCATCACCCTTACAGAAGAACAAGAGACGAAGCTGAAGCAAGCAGTAGGCAAAGAGTATGTTTTGCGTTCTGACTATAATGTCAAGAATCAAAAAGTTAAGGACCTGGAAAAAGAGAAAAGTGAATTGGAGAAACGTGATTTCGCTTCCATCGAATCTGAGCGTGATGACTACAAAGGAAAATATGAAGGTCTGCAGAAGGAAAAGGATGACAATACCAAAAAGGAAAAATTCTTCAGCAAGCTTGAAGGCTGCCGTGATAAGGATTATGTCCTGTATAAGCTTGGTGGTGTCGATAAGCTGGAGTTGGACGATAAGCAGGAGATCAAGGATATCGACAACCTTGTGAAAACAGCAAAGGAAAGCTATCCATCATATTTTGGAAAAGCAGCGCCTTTTGTGGTATCAAGATCGGATGGACCGAATCAGAATACAGCTGATCAGAAAGATCAGGCAAACGCAGCGTTTAGATCGCTGTTTGGAAAGGAGTAAGTTATGCCAGTAAATATTACAAACCGACAGGATGCGGAAGCTCTCATCAGAGAGCAGGTCGTATCGACAATTTTTCAGGACGCACCGAAGCAGTCCGTATTCATGGGGATGGCACGTAAGCTGCCAAACATGACGAGCAAGCAGACACGCATCCGTGTTCTGGACTTTTTACCGACCGCATACTGGGTGAATGGTGATACCGGTATGAAACAGACGACCCGTCAGGCATGGGACAACGTGTATCTGACAGCAGGTGAGCTGGCCGTTATCGTACCGATTCCGGAAGCAGTTCTTGATGATGCAGAATTTGATATCATGGGTGAGATCACACCACGTGTCAATGAGGCAATCGGACAGTGTGTCGATTCCGCTACCATCTTCGGATATAACCGTCCGGCTGAATGGCAGTCTGATATCATCACACTGGCTCGCCAGGCAGGGAACAATGTCGCTGATACAGGTGACAAGGATCTGTATGACAAGCTGCTGGGTGAAGGCGGTGTATTCTCCAAGGTAGAAGAGGACGGCTACATGGTAAGCGGCTGTCTGTCTGCGCTAGGCATGCGTGCTAAGCTGCGTGGACTTCGTGCAACAGATGGGGCATTGATCTTCAAGAGCGATATGCAGGGTTCTACACAGTATGCATTAGATGGAGCACCGATGTATTTCCCTACGAATGGCAGCTATGACAAAAACATCGCACAGCTGGTAGCCGGTGACTTCAAGCAGGCGGTATATGCGATCCGTCAGGATATCACAGTAAAGATCCTCGACCAGGGCGTTATTCAGGATCCGGTCACCAAGGAGATCGTATATAACCTTGCACAGCAGGACATGATCGCGCTTCGTGTCGTATTCCGTATGGGCTGGGCATTGCCGAATGCAGCAACTCGTCTTGATGAGAATCGTACCGGCTGCGCATTCGCTTACCTGGAGCCTGCAACGCCGTATACGGCGCAAAAGGTGACTTTCACTGTCAAGGATGGCAGCGGTGAAGATGCTAATCTGGTAGAGAAAGCACGCGTCGATGTGAACGGCGCTAAACTGATGACAGGTGCTGATGGTACTGTGGAATTCAACCTGCGTGAAGGGACTTATCCTGTGAAGATCACGAAGAAAGACCACATCACGGTCAACGATACTGTAGTTGTAGCAAAGACTGCAGTAACGAAGGATGTCGCATTGATCAAGAACCAGTAGGAGAGGGAATCCTCTCCTTTCTCTTTAAGGAGGTGTTGAAGTGGATTATCAGTATTATAGAGATGATTACAAGGGGACAATCGGGGAAGCGGAGTTCAATGCATTGCTTCCAAAAGCTGAAGCAGTCTTAAAGATGTATATAGATGACCGCGTGAGGACGGATCAACTGCAGGACACATTAGATGGTTATGGGAACTTTGATAAAGCATTGTGCTTTGAAGTCGATTATATCGATCAAAATGGCGGTGCAGCAGCGGTGAACGGTGCATCTGACCTGGATCTGAAGCAGGTACAGTCAAGCGGCTATACATTTCAGATGGAAAACGGTGGGCAGTCCTATAAGGGGATCCCATTTTCTCCGCTTGCTAAGTCTGTGATCATGGCGGAACTTCGTCGCAACGGTCTGCTCAAACTGGGGTGGAACTGGTGATGGTGCTACCGAGAAGATTCCGACCGCATACAGTACAGCTGCTCAAGCAGCTTCCTGAGGATGATAACGGAGTGGCAGCTGAACAGGTCATCACAATACTGCATGTGAAAGCAGACCCAAGCTACGGTATGCAGCAGTCAAAGCGCGGGATCACAACTGATGACAAGATCATCGTGTATGTAGAGCTTGGTGATTACACTGCCTATGATGAAAATGACCGTGTACTGCAATATGGAACAGACTTCTTTATCAACACCAACGATACGCTGAATTTCCGTGATGATGAATACACCATCACAGGTGTGAATGAGATATTTCTCGATGGTACGAAGCCGATCAGAGTAGAGATAACAGGGAAATGAGTGTCAAGGTAAAGGTCCAGTTCGATGGAAACAAGCGTATGCTGAAAGACCGGATGAAGCTAACAAAATGTAAAAAGAAGCTCATCAGTCAGGTCATCAAGGATACGACACCATATGTGCCAATGCAGGAAGGAAACCTTTCTCAGTCTGCAATCACAAATCAGAGCCGCTATAAAGATAAGGTCGTATGGAATGGTCCATATGCTAGATTTTTATATAAAGGGCTGGTCATGGTAGGAATACACTCTCGCAGAGCATGGGCAAGACTTGGAGAAGTCAAAGAGACTACGAGCAAGGCATTGAAGTATGGTAAGACGCATCCGCTTGCTGGCCCTGAATGGTATATCCGTTCCAAAAGCAAAAACAAAGGGAAATGGGTGAAATTAACGAAAGGATGGTTCAAACATGGCTAATGTAGCACTGGAGGATGTCAGGCAGATCGTAGAAGATCTGTTCATGGGATACATCAGTAATATCCGGATCCTAAACACAAAGGGATGGTATCTGGAGTATTTCCCAAACTCCAAAGAAACGGCGATCTGTTTCAAACGTATGAACGATGTCCCGATCCTTCAGCAGTATATCACCGGTGGATATAAGGCAGAGTTTTCGTTTACGGTAAGCATGCAGGCGTCTGTTAAGGATACCAGACATAATCTGGACATCACGAAGCCATTGAATGACTTGGCTGCGACATTTGCCCGAGAGACAAGAGAAGGCTTTCCGAATCTCCACCTTACGGATGCAAAGCCGAACAGTCTGGAAATGACATCAACACCGGTCGATGATACCGGAGAAAAAGAAAAGACGGCTACCTTCGTGGCAGCCTACAAATTAGTATATGAAAAGAAAGGAGCGTTTGAGTAATGGCATTTACACCAAAAAGTACTGTCGTCAATCGACATGAGAATCTGAACTATGCTATATGGGATGGTATCGAGAAGCCGGTCCTTGCCGGAACCGGTATCACGGACTGGACAGAGGACGCATCACCGAATACAGATGACGGACAGTATATCAATGAAAAGAACCAGCATTCCAATATGACAGGATATGCACCGTCAGTATCGTATTCGGGAGAATTGATTCCGGATAACGCCTTTGTCATGCATGTGTATGAGGTAGGTAAGAAAAAGCTGATCGGAGAGATGTTTACGGCCTATGAAGTAGAAACATGGGCGCCGATCGAAGGGTCTGCAGGAGAATTTGCAGCACATAAGTCTGAGTATGAGATCCAGCCATCCAATCCAGGATCCGGTGAGGGTGGCGGTAAGATCGCACTGGAAGGAACGTTCGCACAAAAGGGTGACAGCTTGCATGGTAAATACAATATCGCTGATGGAACATTCACAGAAGGCGTGTACGACTATAAAACCGGTACCTTCAAAACAGATGGAGTGGGGGCATAGCAGATGAAAATCACATTACAGGAAAACATCATCCCACTAGATATCGCAGGACTACACTTCGAAATGGATGCGGATGATATCACATTGCATCAGACGATCAGCGATTTCATGGATAAATATCGCGGGAACCGACTTGTAACGGAAAACTTCATCGATGATTGTCGGAATACTATTGACGGACTGTTGGGCGCTGGTGCATATCGTAAGATCTTCCATAAGGATGATTTAAAGCCTTATTATGTTATCCTACAGCTTGCAGAAGCACTAAAAGAACGTCTGGAGGAAGCTGCTACGACAGAGCAGATGAAAAAGCGTCAGCAGTCCGCAGAAAAGGAGCTTCAGGCAGTACAGGGGATCGTCAATAGCATGGAGCGGTTCACAAAGCAGATGGAATATGCGGATGGAAAGTACGGTATGAAGAATGTGGCTAACAAGAGACGACCTGCCAAGAACCGTAAGAGCAGATAACAGAGACTATACGATAGATACAGATTTCCGTACTTGGATGAAATTTGAGAATATCATGGTCGACGCAGGGATCGAAATGGATTACAAATTGTATTTCATGATACGGGGAGTCATGAACATGCCTGATGATATTTCAGAAGAGTTGATCCAGGCTCTTTTTTCTTTCTACAGGCTCGATAAACCGATACGGAAAACCTCTGGCAAGCAAGGTGATATCGGATATCGGTTTGACCATGATATGGACCTCATCCTGGCCGCATTCCGCCAGCAGTATGGCATCGATCTGCTTGCCGCAGAGCTGCACTGGTGGGAATTCAAAAGTCTATTTGAGGGACTTACAGATCAGACGAAGTTCATCCAGGTGGTAGGCTATCGTACAGCAGATATCTCCAAACTGGATAAGGAACAGAAGCAGCGTTATACAGAACTGAAAAAGTTCTATGCACTGCCGGTGGAAAAGACACAGGAGAGGTCACAGGAAGAGCTGGAAGCAGAGATCCTGTCAGGGCTGAAGGGCGGTGATGCGGATTGTTAAGAAACAGTGATGGATCCATCATCATTGAGGTAGATCTTAATGATAAAGACTATGAATCACGTCTGAAGTCGATGGAGGGGAAAACGAAATCCTTCGGTACGCAGCTGAAAAGCCTTCTGAGTGCAGTTGGAATCACCAAGGCTGTCTCTGCAGGCTTCAACGCCATGAAATCATCCATCGGAAGTGCGATGGATCGCATTGATACGATGGAACAGTTCACACGGACTATGACGACGATGACAGGCTCTTCCAAGATTGCAGAACAGGCACTGGCCAAGATCAAGGATACCGTAACAGGTACTGCATACGGACTTGATGTAGCAGCACAGAGCTGTCAGAAGTTCGTAACATCCGGTATGTCGATGGACAAGGCAACAGGGCAGGTGAAGACCTGGGCAGATGCAGTTGCATTCTATGGAGATGGTACGAACGAGACATACGCCAATGTAACAGATGCGATTTCAAAGATGGTCGCACAGGGGAAGGTCCAGGGAGATCAGCTGGACCGATTGACGGATGCCGGTATCCCTGCAGTACAGCTGTTTGCGGATGCGACTGGCAGGAGCTTCTCTGATGTACGTGAAGCACTATCAGATGGCAGCATCTCATCAGAAGAGTTTTTGAACGTCCTGCAGGATGCGATGGAAAAAGGAACTGACAAGTTTGCGGCCATTGATGGTGCTGCCAAAGAGGCAGGCGCTTCCTGGAAGGGAACTTTTGATAATATGAAGGCTGCTATCACACGAGGGATGGTAGCAATCATAGAGTCGATTGACGAAGTGCTGCAGAGTAACGGTCTGCCAACCTTGAAGGAAATGATCTCCGATGTTGGAAAGGTCATGGAAAAGGGTTTGAATTATGCGGCAGAGCATCTTCCAGAGTTGATCTCATTGATCAAGAAGCTGCTACCGGTCGTAATCAGCGTGGGGAGTGCGTTCGCTGCTTGGAAGATCACAAATACAGTGAGCAGAGCGAGCAAGTCTATTTCTGGGTTCTTTGATCTAATGAGCAATGGTAATAGTTTGATGAATACTGTTTTTATCAAACTTGGTTCTGGAAGCGGAGCATTCTCTAAACTTGCTGCAGGTGCTATAGGCGCAAAAGGCGGTATCAAGGGTCTAGGCAGTGCATTGGTTGCTGCCGCTGGTGGCCCTGTCACATTGATCGTTGCAGCTATAGCTGCAGTAGTGGCTGCCTTCGTATATTTCTGGAATACCTCTGAGGAATTCCGGCAGTTCTGGATAGACCTGTGGAACGGCATCGTTGAATGGTGTTCAGGTGCAGTGGACAGTATTGTCGAGTTTTTTACCGTGACGATACCTCAGGCATGGGAAGATTTCAAGACAAGCCTGCAGGAGCTGTGTGACAGCATCGTTCAATGGTTTCAAGATGCATGGAACAGCGTCATAGCTTTCTTCACAGAAACGATTCCGGCGTGGATCCAGAGTGTGATCGACTGGTTCAATCAATTACCGTATAACATTGGTTATATGGTCGGACAGATCATTGGTCATTTCATCCAGTGGGGCATCGATCTGAAGAACTTCGTTACTGAAGATATTCCGGCATTCATAAACTCGGTAGTAGAATGGTTCAAGTCATTACCAGGAAAGATATGGGAATGGTTGAAGAGCGCATGGGAGAAAGTCAAGACCTGGGGAAGCAATATATATACCAGTGCAAGAGATTGGGTATCAAAAACAATTGATAGCGTTGTCGATTGGTTTAGGTCTCTGCCAGGAAAGATTTGGACATGGCTCACAAATGCAGTGTCTAAAGTAAGGGACTGGGGTTCTAATTTATGGAACACTGGTATCAACGCCGCAAAGCAGCTCGTGGATTCTGTTGTCCAGAAAGCAAAGGAATTGCCTGGCAAGATGGTAGATATCGGTATAAACCTTATCAAGGGGCTGTGGGAAGGTATAGGAAGTGTAAAGGATTGGATCCTGGATAAGATCAGTGGGTTTTGCGATGGAATCGTAGATGGTATGTTGGATTTCTTCGGCATCCATTCCCCATCCAGGCTGCTGCGTGATCTTGTAGGTAAGATGCTGCCTCCAGGTATTGCCGTGGGATTTGAAATGGCCATGCCGAAATCGACGAAGGACATCCTGAAAGAGGTAGACGGTATGAATGCGGAATTGCAGAAACAAGTGAACGCCAGCGTGAATGATATCGGTGTACCTTTAGAAACGAATGCCAAGATTACACAGCAGCAGAGTGTCGTGAATGCATTCCCAAAGACCATGCAGCTAGTACGTAATGGTGTTAATGAATTTAGATTCGTATTGGATAATGGCGCAGAAGTTGCGCATTGGCTTGCACCTGAAATGGGTGTTGAGCTTGCAGAGCTTAGATAGGAGGGTGTGACATGCGAATAAACAACAAGCGGATGGAACGATTCCATATGAGAGTAAATTCCTTCACATATCAGCCCTATGCAGTAGAGCGTGAGGTCTTTCAGCCTGAACGCTCCCTGCGTCCTGTTCTTGGCAAAAGAGTGCTGACGCCGAAGAGTATGCAACTGGTAGCTGAGTTTCGCAGCAAGAAGGATATATCTGATTTTCTGGCAGAGCTATTGAACCATGAAGAGAACATGATCGACATCGAAGATGGATTCAAATATCGGTGCTATCTATCCAAACTGAGCCAACCCGTAGACGAATACTGGCAGGGCTGGTACAGGGTGACGATCCCGTTGTCCGTCATACAGGAAGGAAGCAGACGCCAGTTGTTACTTAGTAAGGCGGAAAACCATATCGTTGTCGCAGGTAATTGGCAAACAGAATGTGTGTATGAAATAACGCCAATGGCAGCTATGGATTCCTTCACTATTGACGGGCATACCATCCGGAAGCTGTATGCAAACAGAACGGTCTATTTCGATGGTGAATTGAAAAAAGTTTATACAGATACAGAGCCGAATAAATATCCGGATTGTACGCTGAAACAGAACAGCTTTCCTACATTGGATCCGGGAAGTCAAAAAATCAGTATGAGCAGTACATCTGTAAAAGTCGTATTGAAATATACACCAATTTTCGTATAGGAGGAACAAGATGCTTGAAATTTATACAAAGGAAGGTTGGTTACCGATTACCAATCGGCAGAATTACTATACATCATATGAATATGACGGTACCCAGACTTTATGCTTTGACATTTCGCCCAGTGATGAAATGTACCGGTATATCGCTAATGAAACACCAGTCAGAAATGAAGAGAACCGCTATCTGATCAAAGATATCAACAAACGGAAGACAGCATGCACGATAACCTGCAATCTGGATATGGATGAATGGCACCAGAATGAGCCTTATCTCAACACGAAGGATATGGCTAAATTCCAGACTAAGAGCTTATCAGAGATTCTGGAAGCGATCAAACCGTCTGGCTGGTCTATCTTAAACGCAGGTATACGGGATTATCGAAGGACCCTAGAGATGGAAGATGCGTCTGATTATGAAGTGTTATTCAAATGTCAAGAGATATTCAGTGTTACATATGAGATCCGAACACTTGATAAACAGATCTTTGTGAAAGACCCTGAACAGGTCGTAGATAAAGGAATCTACATCACTCCACAGTTGAATCTGGAAAGCGTTACGATGAAAGGCAATTCAAAAGATTTTGCCACCAGGATCACCGCATATGGAAAGCAGAACGAGGATGGCAGCTATGTCAATTTTGCATCCATAAATGGAGGGAAGACCTACGTTGAAGATAATGCATATGCAGGCAAGGTGCATCCGATCTGGATTGTATGGAAGGATGAACGATATACGATTCCGGAGAACCTACTTGCTGATGCGAAAAAGAAGTTGAAGGAACAGGCATATCCGGTATTATCCTTTGAGGTCACGGTCAATGACCTTGCGGAAACAGATGATAGGTACAGCTTCCTGAAGATGGGGCTGTATGATATTGCACACGTCATTATTGACGAGCACACTGAGATCATTGAAAAGGTGATCAAGCTGCAGAGGTATCATGATTCACCAGAGAAGAACAAAATCACATTGTCTTCAGAACCGCAAACCATAACAGGAAAGGTGAATGATGCAATATCCATTCTTGGCAACGATGGTGAAAAACTGAAAGGATCAGTGCTGCAGCAGGCGCAGGAGATGGCAACGAAGCTGATAAATGCATGGGCAGAGAAAGGATACATCTACCAGACACAGAATGAGATCTATATTTTGGATGCATTACCGAAAGAGAATGCGAAGTATTGCATTAGGATGAATCTAGGAGGTATAGCCTTCAGCCAACAAGGATGGGCAGGGCCATATATATCTGCGTGGACGATCGATGGGAAGTTCAATGCTGATTTCATAACAGCCGGAACATTAAGAGGTATCCGGATTACAAATGGTAACAACTTTAATGTGGATGCGGATGGGAATGTCTCTGCAAATGGATTGAAAGCAACAAATGCAGAGATAACAGGGAAGATATCAGGATCAATGATAACAGGAACATTATTCGATGGCGGAACTATTAGGACAAACGACGGGGACATTGGAGGATGGAGTATAAATTCCAACGGTTTGTATAACGGTACAGTCAAAATTAAGAATAGTGGAATCACCAATATCTATACATGGGCTGACCTGTATATTATCCGTTTGATAATTATGGGTACTGTGGATGCTGATGATGATATGGTCTACCACTATGATTTTAATGGAGATGGAAAAATAACACCAGCTGATTACGCTACGTTGAAGAATAGATTAAAAGCTATGTAGGAGGTGATTGAATGGATATAGTAGTAACACAAATCAAACAGATTGGTAGAGAGATAATGCTTGACGGAAACAGTCTTGTAGGTTATCAGCACTCAGCCAATCTTTTTATTAAGCTTATTAAAGACACATCGGAAACAAATCCATTTAAGGGAATGGTGTTATCTGGTTTCTGTAGCAGCTGGAAATCAGATATGCCGATTGTATGCCCTCTACAAGAAAAGGATGATGGGACATACATTTTGTTGCCTGATGGGGTGTTTGAAAACGAAGGCGATGTATATTTGTCTTTGGCAGCGATTGACGAAAATAAAATCGTTATCACATCTAACAGATTAGCTCTACAAGTAGATGTATCCAACAAAATCAAAGCTGCAGTTTCTCCACCGGAAGAATATTGGCAAAGAGAAGTATTAAGTGCTATGAAGTCATGGTATACGAGTAATGTTGATCCTTATTTTGAAAAAAGCAAAGAGAAATTAGATGATTTGATAGACCAAACTAACGAATCTCAAAAGGATGTAAAAAATGCAGTGGCACAATGTTATGATGCTATATCAGCACTGCAACTTGAAACATTCGATATGGACGGCGGTGACCCGTTCACACAAGCGAGCGAAGAAGACATTGATGTAAACGGTGGATATCCGATTTAAAGAGAGGAGAATGAGAAATGCCATTTTATACAATAAGACCACGTGCTGGAACAAAGGCACAATGGGAACAATCAAATATGGTTTTGAAAGAACGCGAAATCGGTTATGAAATACCGAATGCAGGTGTTGGAAAGGGAATCGTTAAAATGAAAATGGGGGATGGAGTAACACCTTGGAATAGTTTACCTTATGCAATACCTGTCGCATTAACACCTAGCGATATTGTTACGACGGATTCAACGTCCAATGCAAAAGTACCTAGTGCCGGATATTGTAAAAAGAAATTCGATGATATAAAAACCGAATTAAACAGAAATACTGTTCAATTAACTAATTCGGTATATCTTCCTCCGGCCAATATGTATAGAAGTGGGCAAGTTGTTTATTTAAAGTGTGCTGGTTATATGCAAAAGGAATTGGCAGCGAACGGAGAGACTACGATAGCTACGCCGTCGATGATTCCGGAAGCTTTTCGCCCAACAGTAGATCTAAATTTCTATGAAATCGTAGGTAGTACAAAAATTATCGCAAAGATAAATATTAAACAGGATGGAACTATTTTGTTTTCCCCTCTTGAAAAGCTAGCAAGCGATACAGGAATAAATGTGCATCTTACCTATGTGACGGGCAAGTCTACTATCCAATGAAAGGAGCATTAAGATATGGAATTTATTAAACTGAAAAATGGCAGTAGATATCAGCTGATCACAGACGGATTCAATGTCGGAGATAATCATGTGAAACTTGCTTTCATTGCTGATAGATCACTAAAAGAGATTCATTCTGAATTCTCAAAAAAGGAAAATGTTGAGACATTATGTGTAGAAAACGCAACAGGTGAGACACTTACTGTATGTGATGGATATGTGGTTTTAGACAGCTACGTATCATTAGATTTGCATTATGAGGTATCGCCAGTTGAATATGGCGGTGATGGGGAAGTTGTAAAAGCAGCTGATTATGGTGAAGTCGCTTTCTTGTCTTTATATAAAGAAACAGCAGAAAGCCAATTAAAAGAATTGAAACTTAAACAAGAAGTAACCGCACAAGCGGTTCAAGATTTGATACTGATGGCGGCAGGAGGTAAAGCATAATGGAAAATTTTCTGGTATATCGTATCTTAGATGGAAAGCTTGATTTTGCTGATGTCCCCAAAGCGCTAGAAGCCGGAGTGAAAAAAATTCTGGTTGAGATAGGTCACGAAGAATTAACGAAGTAGTATAAGAGGGTAAAACGCCCTACATATTGCCAAGAATGGCGGAAAGAGATGAGGTATATGAAACATATGGCACAAACAATCACAGACAACTACAACGCATTTGTGGGCACTGTTATAGCAGTTATCAGCGTGATATTCGGAGAACACTGGTATCTGTTTGCGTTGTTCCTTGCACTTAATATAGCAGACTGGGTAACAGGTTGGATGAAGTCAAGAATCATGAAAAAAGAAAATTCAGTAAAGGGTTGGCAAGGAGTACTTAAAAAGATTGGATACTGGATCATGATCACGTTTGCATTTATGGTTGCAGCGGGCTTGATCGAAATCGGTGAGATAATCGGTGTAGACTTGCAGATTACAACACTGCTTGGATGGTTCGTGCTGGCCAGTTTGATTGTGAATGAAGCACGTTCCATCTGTGAAAACTTTGTTGAAGCTGGATTCAACGTACCAAAAATTTTGAGCAACGGCTTAGCTGTTGCCGACAAACTTATTAACAAGGAAAGCGAGGACGAAGAAAAATGAAAATTTTGCTTATTGCAGGACACGGCGCAGGTGATCCAGGAGCTTCCGGATGCGGATACAAAGAAGCTAACCTTACCAGAGAGCTGGTCAACCTGATTGCTCCAAAACTGAGAAAATATGCAACTGTGGATGTATACAATCAAAATCGCAGCGCATTTTATGATGTGCAGAACGGTACATTCAAAATCGGAAAGTACGATTATGTGCTTGAAGTACATTTCAATGCATTCAATGGATCCGGACACGGTACAGAAATCTTTGTGACAGACAGCGAACAGTATACGGATGTAGAGCAATCCATCATGAATAAGTTAGGTAAACACTTCGTGAAGCGTAGCGGCTCTGGTGTCAAGGTGACAAACTGGCTGGTGATTTATACATGCAAGTGTTTAGGCATCAGCTCCGCCTTGTTAGAGACGTGCTTCATTGACAATAAGGCTGATATGGCCGAATATCAGGCAAATAAGGAATCCATCGCACAGGGCATTGTAGACGGCATTGCAGAAGGCTTCCAGCTGAAAGCAAACAGCACAGAGCAGAAGCCAGGGAACAAACCTGCAGCTCAGAATAAACCTTTCAAGCCAGCAAAACCTGCACAGCCTGATCAGATTTTGCATAAAGGAGAATACTTCGTCATTCCAGGAGTGCATAGCGTAGACCAGGTATTGGCCAACATGGATAGCATCTGGTGCGAGGAAATGACCGGTAACGGCGGTAATTCCATTCAGGCAGGACCGCTTACAAAATGCGATAAGAACGGTAAGAAAACGAAGTCGCAAGTTTTCAGCGTAGGTGATTACTGGAAATGTGACAAGAAATTTAAGGTGCTTGCGGTGGATAAACCTACAAATTCAGTGCAGGCAAATGTCGGAGGTCGTAAAATCTGGCTGTATGCCGGACCGTTGCGCGAAGTCTAATATATAAAATAACCACTCATTCCTTCAGGGATGGGTGGTCTTTTTAAATGTAAAA